TTAGTTTTTTGTCCCTTGTCCGTCTTGAATCCTTTATAGTCTCGCTTGAGCATTTTCTTATAACGCGTCTCAACTTCCCCGAGAGTTGTAAGCCCCCTGAAATATTTGAGGGGTGCGTAGATCTTACCTTCGGATTTACGCAGTTCCCCGACCTTCTTGGTGATGGCTGCATCGCTGAGAGGCATCTTACCTTTTACTGAGAAATTCTAAATGTACCGTCAAATTTCTCTGCACACACAGTTTTACTACCACCTGGTATTTTCTCGTTATGTGTTAGATTTAACACCATTTTATTTTGAACATTCACATCTTTATAGTTGATTGTTTTTTTCTTACCCAGTGTTGCATCGAGGCGATCAGCCTTCAAGTTTTCGATCTGTGCACAACACGCATACTGACCTTCGGGGAGAGAACGTTTAATTTCAACACCCAATTTTGTACCCGGATTCATAGTTAAGTTGGATACAACTTTACCTTCACACCCCCCTTTAGCATACTTCGTAGTCAGTAGAAGACGAGCCTTTTTGGTAGAAACATTCTTTGGCTTTGGCTTTGGCTTTGGCTTTGGCGTTGGCTTCCCTGAACCACTCCCACTTGCGGACACACCCTTCCCTGAACCAGTTTTCCTGGCTGGTGCGGGCTCTGCGACTGGTGCGGGCTCTGCGACTGGTGTGGGGGCGCGTGAAGCAGTCGCTTGAACATTCTTCGGTTTCATCATTAGAAAAACTATTGTTACACCAGCGACAATCAATAACAAAACTAAAACACCGATGAAAGCTGGGTTCATCCTTACCTTTTGCCGAGATATTTTATTGCCACTTTTATATCGGGAAATAGGCGGTTGGCCAACTTTACGCGCCCTGAGTTAGGATTATAGTACCCTGTGTACCCCTCGAAAGTTGCCCGAATAAAATCACCCATATAAAAAATACAACATTATTTTAATAAGTCAGGATGGGTCTCTCGATTATCATGGGTAATATGTTTTCAGGTAAGACATCAGAACTTATTCGAAGGTTGAAGCGACTCAAGGTTCTGGGTAAGCAAATTGTGGTTGTGAATTCTGCAAAAGATACACGATCCCCCGATGAAGTCCTCAAAACCCATGATAATGTCAAGTTTGATTGTCACAAGGTCATCAACTTGTATGAACTACTGGGAAAGTGTGATTTTGAGGATGCCGATATTGTCGCGATCGATGAAGCACAATTCTATCCCGATCTTAAACATTTTATCGTGACGTGTATGGATATGGGGAAGGATGTGATCATCGCGGGTCTAGATGGCGACGCATTTCAGAGGAAATGGGGGGAACTTCTTGATTGTATCCCAATTGCTAGTGAAGTTACGAAGTTATCAGCACTGTGTAAATATTGTCGGCACGAGACCCCTGGTCCATTCACAAAGAGAATTGTAGAAGACCGAGAACTCGAACTCATCGGTGGGAGTGACATGTACGTGGCGGTGTGTCATAAACATCTATGAACATCCAGAATTAAAACAACTCGCCTACCGTCACCCGTCTTGGTAAGTTCGTGGTACCGTGCGTGATCAAAGAGGTACTCCTCACCTTCCCTGTGTACGTGGGGCCCCTTCTCAGTATAGAGTGTACAGTCACCTCCACCCTCTATAGTAAGATGATACCGAAGTAGGAGGTTTGTTTCTGCACGATGTGGTGCGATAGTCATTGGTCCTTCGACAACTGCGAAAAGTGCAGTCTCTTTGTTTATACAAGGAATCTGATCGATGAGATTTTTTAAAAGTGGGAAGTTTTCAGCTCTGTAGAAGTAGTATCGCTCATTCTTCTCAAACCATGGATCAAGATCGTGGAAGTATTGTTTCTCAAGTTTCTTGGAAACTTTCCCAAACTCTTTTTGAATCTTTCGAAAATGAAACTTGATGAGCCATAGACCTGGATGATCTAGAACCCTACAGTTTGAAAATCCAGTAAGTATGTCAATGATCGCGTTTCGCATACCCACCAGGGGTCGTCGTGGGTTCTGAAAATACAGGCGGTCGATGGGTGCCTTTAGGTAATCATGGAGAACCAAACCCACTGGTACCAGGATGAGAGGCCACATTATTTTCTCTGCAGATAATAAAAATGCCTGGATACGGTGGAAAGATGGAAAAGTATGCCCCCGCCCCTGTCGAAGAAGTTGAAACTGTCGAGAAGCGCTTCGTGATGCCCAAGATGCCCGCTCTCACTGTGGTTCAGATTATGCTTGTTGCCACTATCGCCCTTTACGCCTACAGCGCCCGTAAGATGAACGGTGTCGTCGTCTCCAGCCTCGCGCTCACTGTGGCCCTCCTCCACGTGTACGACCACATGTACCGTGTGAAGCGTGGCCCTGAGCAACTTTTCTTCCTCCCCAAGAAGGAAGCTTACGGCTGCATGGCGTGCAAGTAAATTATCTTTGTAAATTGTAAGTATGCGCGTCAACATTATAAAGAGCCCTGATCGTAAGAAAAAGTTCAGGGCTGTCTTAGAAGACGGCAGGACTGTTGACTTTGGTGCCAGTGGATATTCAGACTACACCAAACACAAGAATCCTTCACGTATGCGTTCCTATGTACTCAGACATGGTGGTCGAGTACCCAAGAGGACAATAGCAGAGAGAGATCCAGTACGGATCCATAAAATGATGCTCAATGTGACATCGAGTGATAAAGAAGATTGGAAGTTGAGCGGTATCGGCAGGGCTGGTTTCTGGTCCCGCTGGTACCTCTGGGGTCATCCATCGTATGAGGGTGCTAAAAAGATCATCACCAAGAAGTTTGGGGTTACTTTTGACAAAGTTCCCTAGCAGAGTATCCAATTAGAGGCATTGGAAGTCCAATTGATTCCAATGTCTTTTGTGCTACAGCCTGAGGTCTTTTCATACCCCCAATGGTTAGTATATCACCGGGTTGGTTATAAGGAGGAGTAGTGCTAGTACTTCTGAATTTAACAGCAGTAGCACAAAATGCCTTAACATCATTAGGGTTTGATTTGCTAATCTTATCCATTTCTAACTCTCTTTCCTTGTTGGTTTTCAGAGCATTGGTTCTTTTCTTAACAACATCTTTTAAAAAGGGTGAGTGATTCTTGAATTCTCCAAGTCCCGTCACCTTCAGGAAGTGTGGCCCAGTCCTGGGAATCAGACCAGCGAAGAAGGCGGCGGCTGAAGAGGACGATGAACAACAAGAACAACAACACATCATCAAAAGTATTGTACTGAATTTCAACTTCATATAGATTTATCATTTATTTAATTTTGCGAGTTCCAAAGCACGTTTCACAAACGCCTTATCCCGTTTAATCTTAGGATCCGCGGCGATAAGACGCAACAACGTAGCAGTGGGGATCTTGGGGGTGTTTCCCGTTGGTTTGGGCATCTTCTTCAACTTTTTCTTCGCTTCCTGAAGTTGTTTCACACCTGGCATTTATTATGGGCGGAGACCTTTTTTCGCGAGAGTCGCTTTGAGCTCAGCCATAAGTTTGGCACGTTTATTGTTTAGCATGGGTTTCCTAGGAGGAGGAGGAGGGGGTGGGGGTGGAACACGAGCGCCTTGAGGTCTGGGTGTCGCCGCAGGAGCAACTACGGTTTGACAGATACGAATAACTTTTTGTGCGTTCTTCACACTGTTCTCAAAGTTCATAGTAATCTTGGAGCGGAGTTCTCTCGCGGTAAGCTGGACGCGCTTTCCGTCGACAGTCTTGGTGACACGGAGACCCAGCTTCTTAGCTTTATTTTTCAGGTCCTTGTACTGCATATATTAGTACACAAGAAAATCATAAAACGTCTTGATGTCTCCATCATTAATCAACTTGACAAATTCCTGATCATTTTTCGAAAACATAAGTGGATTTGGCGATGCCATCGTAAACGCACGATCGATAGTTACCCCAGTCTGATCCAGGTAAATGAGTAAGTTTACGATTTGTTCATAAGGCAACATATCCAATGCCATCCGAAACTTTCCCACGGAGAAGTCATAATCACTTTCACTCTTCTTAATGAGCAATTGTCTTTTTATAAACTTTTCTAAATCGGTTTCAGGATTGACCCCTATCTTTATATCACACCTGAGATACTCCATCAAGTCTCGAACACCGTGTGCGACCAGTTTCACAAAACTGCGTTTCTCTGGTGTCATACTTACAATGTATAAAGATAAATTGTGAAATTAGGGTAAGATGAGTGATGTACATGAACTTAAAATACTTATTCATAAGGTTCTACTACCGAGGATTAGACAACTTGAGGAAGAGGTTTCATCATTGAGAAAACACACTTGGCCATATGTCCAAAGTAATCGTGAGAAACATCAACTTGACGACATCGAGGTGAAGAAGGACTTTTTCAAACATCTCGATGAAGATACGATTAAGGAACTTTTACTTGAAAAGGCGAAACTGACGAGGACACCAGGATTTCACAGGAGAGAATATGATCTTACAAATAATTTTTGTTGACGTACTATAAATGGGACTTGTGTTTTCTCTGATCCCAGGTCTCGATATGCCTAAAATCCCATTCATTTCTGATCTCTTCAAAGGAGATGATAAGCCCATGAAGACTGAGTGGCTTGCTGCTTATATCTGTGGAATCTTATGTTCTATCCTCGTGGTGTACGGTGTTATGAAGATGCCATTCAAAACACCACCAATGCTCGCAGCTGCGTGTATATGCTCATCTTGTTGCAGTTCATCAACTTCGCGCGTTGTAACCGACGTTAAAAAGCGTATTTAAAAAAAGTCGTCTGTCCTGTACATATTCACCGCGAATGAACCAGTCTTACCAGTTACCGAGACTGTTTCATTTCCGT